CGTGTTAAACATTACTTCACTACCCACCCTGCATCCGTCGATGTTGAGCCCACCGACTCCCCATTGCGCCACGTTGTCCGCCACCGTGCCCCGCAGTGGCTTCCGCGCCAATATCGCCGGTTCATACGCAGGTTTGAGCGCAGTGCCCCAGCCGTGCCATTGCTTGGCGAGGTCGGTGTTGGGTGCGGTGATGTTGTAATTGCCTTCTGTATTTGCGCCAAATCCCCACTTTGTTGCGAACTCTGGCTTATTGCTTTGTGTTCTCCACTTGCTTTGCACCACCTCCCGCTCTGCTCCCGCCTGTTTATCCATTGCCTTCGACACGTCCAAAGACTTCGGGAATCCGCTGCCGTATAACCACATCAAACAGTCGCGCACCTCGAAGCCGGCATCCTCGATAGCCACCGCCAAGCGATGATACGTCCGAGTACCACCAAAGGCAATCAGGTGCCCACCCGGTTTCAACACGCGCAACGCCTCGACCCAAAAATCAACGCCGGGCACGCCATGGTCCCAACCTTTGCCCATGAACGAAAGACCGTACGGAGGGTCACACACGATGGCGTCGACGGACTCCGCGGAGAGCGTCGCCATCACGTCGCGACAGTCGCCGGTGTGTAGTGTGTAGGTCATGCGCGCCTCTCGTTTTCGTAGGTGTTCTTGTTGCGGTATTTCCAATCGTAGGTACTTATCGACGGCCGCTTTGTTTTGTAGCCGTGCTTCCGTGCGTGCAAATAGACTTGGTCGTCGATGACCATAAGTACGCTGGCGATCTCCTGCGCAGTCCGCTCTGCGTACCATGATGCGTCGGTCGGCCAAGCAATGCGGCGTGTTTGCTTCTTCATGACGTAGCCGTGTTTTCTTGCCCATCGTTCAGCGTTGCCGTAGCCACAGCCGACTATCGTTGCCATTTGCTTAATCGTCCGTGCTTCCCAGAATGACCGCGACGCTGGGTAGTTGTACTTTGGTGGTCGGTGCGGTTGCCCCCCGGGTCGCTTGCCGGTAAACAACGACCGCGCCCAACGTCCTTTTCGGTACGTGTAGCCGTGCTTCTTGATGTGCAATGAAGCCGTGTCGACTCTGCATTTCAGCGCCGCGACGATGTCTGGCATGGTTCGCACTTCGTACCACGCCGGGTCCGTTGGCCAGTCGATGTAGTGCCGCTTTCGTCCAACGAACTCCCGTCGGTACTTGCACACAGTCGTCTTCGACACGCCAAGCGCCAACGCGACGGCCTTCGTTGGAGCATCAGACTTTAGCAGCGCCATCGTTGCCTCGGTCAGGCGCAGTGCTTCCCATGTGCCCATTGTCGATGCCTTTCAATATCGTACAAAGCCAACCAAGTAGGCGAATGCCAAGAAGCAACTAAGGTACAGCACCGTCATGCACAGCACGGCGAAGAAGAACCTCATTGCCACACCGCTCGCCCTTCGTCATTCACCGTCATCCATTGCGACCAACACGGCTGCGATGCCTTCCAATGCTTCCACCCTTTGCCGTTGTTCCACAGTCGCCGGAATGCGTCGTACTGATTCGCTGGGGTGTCGGTGTCCGCGTGGGTCCGACCTTGCAACCACAGATACGTTGCGTCGTTGAACTGGAACAACCCGCCGTCTTTCGTGTGAGATCGTGCGTGCCGTGTGTAGGTTCCGTAGGTGTGGCCGTCGCCGCTCTCGCAGGACACGATGGCGGCCGCCTCGCGCGTCACCTCGAAGGGAACGACGTTGCAGTCTGAGCCGTTGCAGACGAGGTACCAGAACAGTACTACGGCTCCCATCGTTTACGCTCCAACACCATGCCGACCGTCATTGCAATCACCGAAGCAACAAAGCCAACTACACATCCTGCGATGAACTCAAACATTGTATTTCCTCCGCTAAACATTGCAACTCGTCAACAATCGCCGCCATGATTTCGTCAGTCGTTGCCATCATCTCCCGACCGCGACAAACCACTTCGTCGTCCTGCTCGTCGGCCCGCTCCCGTACCAACATCCACCGCCCGCTTTCGCCGACGTCCACGCGGTACCAGTGCCGCCCAATCAATCTCGTCCATTGCGTACGCATTGCGTAGAACCTCCATCACATCGAAGACATCGTCCGGGGAACGAAGAACGAGTGCGGGGTACTCTGTCCAAGCGTCGAAGAATTCCCGTTGTTTGGCGCTGAGTGCGCCCGTTGCGGTCTTCACTTCAACTAAGAATAGCACGCCGCGAAAACCGCAGAGCAAATCAGGGACTCCACCGCCAGCGTTGCCCATGTCCGCAACGATGGCGCCGTGATAGATCAGCGCCGCCACGATGGCCTTGTGATTCGCATCTCGGTGCTGTTGGCGATGGTACCAGTTCGTCACGACGTCGCCTCCACTCTGAACACCATCATAATCTGGAGCATGTCGCGGTCTCCGCATCGATGGTGCCACGCTCGCCATGCGGTCACCAAGCGCGCGAAGTCGCCACCCTTGGCCACAGTCGCCGCCGCTCTGCGCTGGAACTCTGCGATGCTTCGCTGTCGCGTTGGATGCGCAGCGGGACCGTAGGCAGACCCCGCCGCCTCGAGGAACGCCACGAAGCGCTCCTGATGTTCATCGGACGCACCACGCAGGGCCGTGCGCCACTTCGTTTCGAGTTCTTCGCAGTCCGTCGCGATGATGATGAGCGACGCGTGCATATCGACGCGACACTTGGTGCACAACTGCGGATACGGCGTTGCGGTATCCATTGCGAAGGCACAACAAAGGCATCGGAGCGGCGCAGATTTTTTTAAGACGGGCACAGGTCGCTTCGTATCGTTGAATAGGTCTTCCACGGTGTTCTCACTTTCGTGCATTATCGCATTATCTCACCCTGTTTTCGGTAACTTTCATATACGAGGTAGATATATAGAAAAGTTACCGAAATTGCAATGAGATAATGCAATAATGCATATTTTGCTACGCTTCAGCACGTCGACGTTGACCGCGTGTGAGTTGCGCCATTGGTTCCGATGATTCTTCGCGCTCCTCGACAAGCCCGATACCGTGCACAAAGCGCCGGTCATGCGCAATGACTATCTTTCGAGTTTCTAACTGCCTCAACACCCAGCGCTGAGACTTAAAGGCCGCTCCGCGCTCGCCTTCGTCTTCGGCCCACTCTTTCCATGCTGCATAGAGTACGGTCTTCGCGACGCGCTTTGATTCGCCGATGACACACATCGTTTGTATGAAGCGTGCGACGATGTCCTCTTCGCCGCGGTACTCGGTGGTAGCACGGTCGACGGCCTCGCACGATCCTAGCCCATTTTTGTACCAAAGATAGGCACCGAGGACGGCCCATTGCAAGATCGCCGACGCGTCTTCGTGGAACTCTTTGGCTATCTCTCGCGAGTCTCGGCGTTGGTCTTCGGGAATGTTGGCGGTGAACGGCACGATGCGGATACGTCGCCATATGCCGGCGTCAGTCCCGGTGATGCGTGGCTTATGATTGCCGGTGAGCCAAAGGGTGTGCGTCGGTACGAACTTAAAGATGCTGCCGTAGAGTACGCGTGCGCTGATGGTGTCGCCGCCGGTGATGCTCTTTATCAGAGACTCGTCGAAGCGTTTACCATCTGGCATCTCTTGGGCCGTAGCCAAGCGCATCCCGACGAGACCGGCGACGGTCGGCGTGGCGTTGTCGCCGTCGTTGCGCTTTTCGAGGAGCGCCTCGATGCTAGCCGTCGTACTAAACTCGCCGGATATGATTTCGAGTGCCTTCATAAACGTCGATTTACCGTTGGCGCCATCGCCATAACAGAAGAAAAGACAGTGCTCGTCGGTGTGACCGGTGAGCGTATAGCCGACGGCCTTCTGTACGTATCCTTCGAGTTCGTTGTCGTTGTCGAAGATGGTTCGCAGAAACTTAGCCCAGCGTGGCGACATCGAAGCGTGCTCGTCATACTCGACGTCGACAATCTTGGTAAGGAACTGCGCCGGATCGTGTTTGGCCATCTTCATCGTTTGCAGATTGATGGTGCCGTTGGCGACGTTGAGTAAATGCGCATGGGTATCAAAGATGTTCGGTGCCTTGGTGAGGTAGGGTCGTGCGCTCTTTATCATTGCGTCGATACGCATGGCGGATTCGCTTGCGACGGCCCACTTGGTAATGTCTTTGCGACGGTCGCTGTCTGGCTCGTCGGCAATCTCGGTGTAGATGTCAAGCGCGACGCGATGAGCCAAGCGCACCACGCCGGCGTCGTCACCCTTGGCCCAGCGTCGACCATCCCAGACGAGCCACTGCTTCCACTCTGCGACGTAGCAGAGTTTGTCACCGCAGGCACGAACAAGGCGGCGACCGTTGCCGAGGTCGGTGAGGTGGTATGTTTCCTCGACTTCGACGGTTTCGACGCTCTCCGTGGTTTCTGTGAGGACTGTTGGCGGTGTTTTGCGTAGTGGTGCTATGGGTTCTTTGGGCATGGGTAGGTCGCACGGTTTGGCGCGTCCGTACTTGAGACCGCTGACCAAGGCGAGGCGCTCTTTGGCGTATGCTTCTTTGGCCGGTGGTTGCGCGTCGAGCAGTGCGTTGATTGCCTCGGTGTCGGTTAAGACGTGCACGCCTTTCTTCTCTGCTGACACCATGTATCCGCCGATGAGCCGTGCTGCACGGATGCGTGTCTCGTGTCGGAATCCATCCGGTGCATCTTTGACTTTGCGCACCGCGGTGTCGAGTCGATTGGCGATGACTTTGGCAATCCACTTGTCGAGGTTTTGCGGTGTCGATGTGTCGTGCGTATGGTCGGGCTCGATGTCTGGCTCTGGCTCGGGCACGTGGTCGAGGTCATCGAATATCTGATTGACGGCGTCTTGGATGTCGTTGAGTTCGTAGCAGTCGCCGACGGTGTCCTCGGTCCATGTAAAGTAGCGCTTGGTGTCGTAGACTTCCACGCCGATACCTTCGAGCGGTTCTTTGATTGACCGCGGTATCTTTGCGGTGCCGATGATGTGCAGACCGGTGCCAGACGGTGATACCTCGGTGTACGACGGAGACAAGCCCATGAGATGCTCGGCGTATCCATGGCGCTTCATTATCGGAGCGCCATGCTCGTCGACGTCTGGGGTCAGCGCGTCGTCAAGGTCGATGCCGACAATGCCGTCACCGTTGAAGACGACGCCGACACCGGGCAAGCCGAGACGATCCGCCGCGGCTCGTGCGACTGCGTACGTCGTCCACGTCTTCGGGTCGGTGGACTTTGCAAAGTGGCCGGTGCGTGCGTTGATTGGCGCTTTCTTTGCGTCATAACACACCCAGCGGGCTTGCAGTTTAAGGTCTGCAATGTTCACGACTTGTCCTCAAGGTAGTAGACAGTTTCAAAGATGGTAGAACCTTTGTGTTGTTGAATAAGTAATTCGTATGGAGGTGGGGAATCATTATGAATTAGATTTCCGTCATTATCAACATCCATATCGAAGTGACAATATTCACACGTAAAAAATATTCGTATTCCGCTTGAACGCATACTTGGATTATCTGTCAGATAGTTATCTACGGTTGTTCCTCCAAACTTTGCAAAAGTATGGATACCGTCTTCATCGCCATTTATACGTAGAAAAACTTCTACTGCGCCTTGATGTGTGCAATGACGACTACAAGCAGGACAGATTAATACTAAATGCTCTATATTTACTTTGCTAGTATGGCTTATCCACTTCTTCGGCTTTACTGGTGTTTGCTCCTCGACTGGCAACGGTCGCACGTCGCGATTCCATCCGGCCGGCTGCGCAGTGCCAAGCGCATGTATGTACTCTTGCTCTTTAATCAACGCTTCTGCGCGCGTCTCGACCTCTTCGAGGAGTTGCATACTCATGCGATGTCCTTCGGCCCGCAGAGCGGCGTACAATGCGCCCTTCGGATCGTGTAGGTGTTGATACCAGCGCTTAGCCAACTCGTCGCCGGTGATGCCAACATAGCCCATGCCCGTGTCGTGGTGTTTAACCAAATAGATTTTGATACTCATCGCCCATCCTCCCGGCTCTTCGTCGTCTTCGCCTTGGTTGCCTTGGTCAGAATCTGCACGATCAACGCATTGCGCGACATCCCTTTGCTGTCAGCGTGGATGCTGAGCGCGTCGAGCAACTCCGGCGAGCATCGCATACCGGTGCTAATCATGTTCGACGGCTCTTTGTCTTTTCGTCGTGGCATTGGTTCCCCCTTCTATGTGGATTTACATTGTAGCATGATATTACAACAAAACAAAACACCCCACCGCGTAAACGATGGGGTGTCATTCGGTCTACTTAGAACGGCTTGACGTCGTCCTCGTCCATGGCTGCGGGCACGTTGCGCGCTGGCTCTGTTGGCGCTGGGGCTTCGCCTTCGTCGTTGCTCCGCATCTCCTTTGACCAGTCTTTGTATTCTGCGAAGGCTTCGGCTGCTAACGCCATGCGGTCTTTGCCAACGTAGAGCGAAGCGCACAAGTCGCGGTTGATCGCGTTGACGTCGAAGCCAATCTGCGGAATCACGACGTTGGAGCCGTAGCCGGTATCGATGGTGACGACGCGGCCCTTCTTATCTTTGGGCTGTGTGATGGGTGTCCAGAACATAAACGAAGGGATGTCACGGTTCGCCGTCTTGCGTGCTTCTTTCTCCACTTCGCGCATGGCGCTGAAGATGGATTCACCGCGCGCCGCGGTCACGCCTCGACCAACCAAGCCCTTCACCGGCCACACCACAACATCGTCGTATCCTTCGATGAAACAAAGTATCTCAGTGTAGAGACGCATGGCTGCGTTGGCTTTCCAGTGTGCGTGCCATGTCTTGGTGCGGATGCCGTTGTTGGTCTCTTCGCTGTACGCTTGGGTGCGTGTGCGGAGTACGATGATGCGCAGGTCGGTTGCAGTGAAGCCAGCTTCGTCGTCGAACAGTTCGTCGTGCGTCCACGGTGCGAGCAGAGTGGGGAGCGCCGTCTCACGTGCGTAGAACTTGCCAACGACGCCTTTGGTCTTCGTGGTGGACAGCCAACTAATCCGTGGGATGCCGTCGCCGGTCTCTTCGCGTTCTGGCGTGTATCCAAGTTCGTTCAGGTCAAGTTCGAAACTCATTGGAAGTTCTCCTCGTCATTGGTGCGCGTTTCGCGCTCGGTGTCGATTACTGCGGTACGGATTGCTTGGCTCAGGCTCACTTTGGTGCCGTAGGATTCTGTCAGTCTGTCTACAAGTTTGACGAGTGCGTCCATGGCTTCGGCATCAAAGTGAATGCTCAGTCGGTACCAAGAGCGGCCCGGGTTGGTGGCGCTCGTCACGGGGATTGGCATGGTTAGTCCTTCATAGTTGGGATGGCGTCCAGCGGTGCGATCATGCCGAGGATTTGCAACGTGATGCGACGGCTCTGCTCAGCCTCGAAGAGTTCCACCGCGAGGGTGTCGCCGGTCTTGCGTGCGACCTGCAATGCGAACTCGACGAACGAGTCGGAGCGCTGCACAATCGTGGTGCGCATCTCGGTGGCCTCTGCTGGGGTCATGTGCTTCATCATGGTCATTGCCTTTCATTTACCAAGTCGGTCATCTGTGCCGTCGTTGGTGTGTCCGTATATTAGTACATATATTATACCGTGTCAAGTGGCTATTTCGTCGCCTTTGCATCTTTCTTGCATTTGATGCGGTACGTCCAAACATGGCGAGACACTGCGTTGTAGGTGACGTCGAGCTCGTCGGCAATCTCTTGACGCGTCCGCTCTGCGTACCATTGCAGGTCTTTGGGCCAGCTGATTGATTTGCGATACGGTTTGATGGTTAAGCCGTGCTTTTTGCAATGCGCTTGGATGGTGTCATTGTTGGTGTTGAGTATCTTGGCAATCTCCACCGACGTGCGCTCTGCGTAGAACTGCGGGTCCGTTGGCCAGTCGATGAAGCGGTACGCTCGATGCAGTTTGATGCCGTGTTTTCGCGTGTGGTGCTGTACCGTGGTTACAGATAGACCAAGGTCGTGCGCAATCTCGTGCGAAGTCCGTGCAGCGTAGTACGCCGGGTCTGTTGGCCACTCGGTGCGGTACCGTGTGCCCATGATGGCGCGCTTCGTCTTGTATCCCCAGCGGTAGACAAAGCTCTTGACAAAGCTGAGCTCCTGCCCGAGCTCGTTTGCAATCTCGGTCACGGTGCGCTCTTTGTACCACTGCGGATCGCGTGGCATCATTGCAGACTTTGTATAGGGTCGCTGAGGCCGTCGAAAGCTGGTCAACCGCGTGTCATCGATGCGCAGTGGCAACACCTTGCCGTTGTGGCTCATGGTCATGACTTCGGCATAGTGGTACTTCACATCTGCGATGTCGATGTTTAGCGCATTGGCGATGTACCAAAGCGGGTTGCTACTCTGTAGCGTCGCTATGACGTCGTCCGTGTATCGTAGGTCGTCTCGGTGAATCATAGGAATGTCAACTGCCCTTCTTTGCGCTGATGGCGTTTGACGTTGTCCGTGTAGGTGCCGTCAAAGTCGCCGTCTTTGAATCTTCGTGCGATGTCGGTGACCGCTGCTCGATGTATCCAGTACGCTTTTTTCTCTGACTCGTCATCATAGTGATTGAGGAACATCTTGTATCCGTCAAGCTTGACGATACCAGAGTCGACAGAATCTATAAACGGTTTGATGTGAACAAACATCGAATAATACGAGCCATTCCGCACATCGACGTAGTACTCGCCACTGGTACCGCGCAACTCTTTGCCCTGAGATGCAACGACAATCATAAAATCAGTAGTAGCAAACTCCGTGCGTTGACAATACAGAAACCGACCCCATAGCGGTATGATTTCTTGGTTTACCTGCTCTTTGATTGTAAACGTGCGACTCATAGTAGCCCTTCCTTTGCTAAGAAGTACCAGCGTTTCATGCGGTCAATAGGCAAGCCAAGACGACGCGCCGCTTCGTGCCGTGTCTTGGAATCAACGAGGATTGCGCGCTGCTCGTCCGTGATGACGGTCTTAACCGTAGGTGTGCGTATGCCCAGTTTGATGCGCCATTCCCATACGGAACTCGTGCAAACATTTAAAGCCATTGCTGCGCGCTTATTGCTAAACTTTGACCGCAGTATTGCCATGACCGACGGTGTCAACCGTAATTCCTCGACACGCTTGCCAATGTGCCGTCGTCGCAAGCGCTCTAACGTGTTGTAGGAAATCTTGAACCGCTTGGCCAGTTTCTTAGTCGTGGCCGATGATTTGAACGCAGCGAGCAACTCGGGTGTCACTTCGTGCGGACTGCGCCGTTGCTCGCGAGGTACAACGGTTTTGCGCAGTATGCATATCCATGATTGATGCATTCCGTGCTTCTCTGCCATTGCGCGCTGGGTCATCGTCTTGTCAAACAGGTCGCGGCGAAACTCATCGCCGCGACCCTGTACGTACCGCTCTGCGCTCTCCGGGTTGTATTTCATATCTTCGGTCTCTTCGCTGCGAATTGCTCCGCGATCTTCATCGCACCTTCGACGGTGTCCGAGGTGTATGCGTGCTGTGCTTTGGTTTCCTCTGTGAAGACGTCGACGCGAAACCGTCCTGCGTAGGTCATGGCGCAGGTAAAGACGAAGGTGCGCGACTTCGTCTTATGCGTTGCCTTGATGCGCGAGCCGTCGCGCACCCATGTTAGAACTGGCATTCTTTGCGGTTCCCTTCTTTGCGCAGTGCATCGACGTACGCCAACGCAGAGTCACGGGTATAGCAAAGTTTGATGCTGGCAGATCCATCGGCGTGCTCGGCCTCGACTTCGTAGTAGTGCCCCATCGAGCGGACCCAGACGCGCATCGTGAGCCATCGGTAGTACAGTTCTAAGCGGGTCATTACTTGCTCTTTTCTGCTGATGTGTCGATGATGCGCTCGATGTCGACAATCTCCCAATCCTCAGTCTTGTAGCCCTTGTAGATATCGTGTTTGCTGCCAAGGTAATGAAAGATTCTTTCATGTATGCCAGCTGATAGCGCCTTGTCTTTTTCTTTGACGGCCATCAAGCACGGGGTGTAGATTCCTTCCGTCCATCGAATAGTAAGCTTCACCAGAATCATCACTTCCACCTTTCAACGATAGCGGTGCTCAGGATGAACACCGCAGCCATCAAGACAACACCAACGAGCATCGTGGTCATCGCTTGCCCTCTTTCATTTCTTCGTCGCTGATCATGCTGGATTCGTAGAGCATGGCGCAGGTCTTGGTATACAGCTCGCCGACCAATTGTTGCAAAGCATAGTTTTTCAGTTCGTCGGGATGGTTGCGGTACAACAGCACCATGCCTTTGATGTCGACCAGCGCCCGCTCTGCCTGCACTGCGTACTCTTTGATGTTGTTGATGTGTGTCTGTTTCACAGCATTTGCTCCTGTACTGGCATGGTGTCAATTTGCTCGATTTGCTTCACGATAGACTGTGCGGTTTTCGCCATTGTGGCAATATCTTCGTAGTGTGTGTACGCATCAAAGTGCGTGTCGGCACGTTGCGCTTGCGACAGATGCGTGCGTATGCGCTCGTTGATAATCGCGATCCGGTCAGTGAGTTCTTGTCGTTCAATGCGGCGTTTGGTGTTGCTCATCGCTCGCCCTCCTCATGTTCTTTCTTGCGTTGCTCGATAACCCGGGACAACTGCGCCATCCTCGCCATCAGTGCGGTGTACCGCTCCTTCTCGCGCATCGTCAGGTACACGAACAACCGACGGCGTAACTCGCGAATCTCTGCGCTGACCTGCTCGAGGTCAGCGTCAATCGTTGGCTTATTCATCGATGTCACCGTTGAAGACTGAGCCGACCCAGTGCGTATCACACATGGCATCGACGTGGCTCTCGGTCTTTTCGAAGGTGAACGAACAGCCACACGGTGCAGTTACTGTGATTGAGCCAATCCAACACTTTTGCACCATGCGACGAATGGATTGCTCCAACTCCATAGCCTGCTCGTTGGTGTACGTGGCCGCTGCGTTGCGCTGACGTGTTGCGATCTTGACGCGGTACGTCGGTGCCTTCATTGCAAACAGCCAAATCAGATAATAGTTGTCCATCGCGATGCCTTTCTGTGTATGCGAAGCGCCGACCACGATGGTCGGCGCTGGGGTCCCGTTGTTTAGAGGCTGATGCAAATCGTCGCAACTGTTGTCTCGACGCCGGTCTTGCGGTCTGTGACTATGCACTTAACCGTATGACCTTTGACGTATCGAGCAACGCCTTTGATGCCAAGAACTTTTGCAGCCTTGCGTGCGATTGCGCGCATTGCGTACGCACTGCCATTGCTGGCCAGTCGTATCGTCTCGCGATCTATCGAGACCGTCATGATTGGAGCGCCTTTTTCGGTCGTTGACACTCGGACAATACCGGTGCCGGTCTCGCTGGTTTTGACTGATGCGCTTTTCTTCGTTTCGCCTGCGAAAACCACTGTGAAGAAATTCATTGACCTCATGTTCGTAACCTTTCATCTGCGATGCAATTCCCAACCATCTGTATATTACCATATATCAATCATCTTGTCAACTCCTATCTTTGATGAGTTTTCGACCAGTTTCTGCAATGCTACAATGAATGGCAACAACAGCCGGTCATTAGATATCGTAATCACGCCCGACTGTGCGCTCTGCTCGGTGACGACCGGCGCAACGGATGACGAGCGTGCACCTAACGGCATCCAATGCGCAGACAGCAGGCACAAAGAGACCCCGCATCTTAATCGATGCGGGGCTCTTTGCATACACCAACGCCGCCCCGTGATGGAGCGGCGTTGATGCAGATGACCGTCTGCGGGAAAGGCACCGCGTACGACGTCTTAATTGTATCACCGCGATGCAGTTCTGCCAAGAATAGGACACCGCGGTAATGTGGTGATTATACTACGGTTTCGCTGGCCACGTCGTCACGTTCCACACTAAACCGTCGGTGATGTCTCGCAGTTCTTGACGATACACGCGCCACGCTTCCACCTGCGCCTCGGTAAGATTCACATCGGGCAATTGCGTGTAGTCTGAATTTTCAAGCCTTAGATTGCGTTCTGTGCGGAGTGCGTGCATCGCTTCGGCTTCGGTGTACGGACAATCTTCAAAGGGTGTGCCGTCGACAATATCGGCGTACTGATTGCCGTACTCGTCCCAGTACTCAAACGTAATGAATTGCGGTTTAAAAATGCGGTATAGAATCATAGCATCACCATGTGGAATATTGGCGACTCACCGGCGACGTCTTCGGTGACCACTTGGAGCGTATGCGTGGCCGTCGTAGTCGTTGCTCGGTACTGGACGACGTCACCGGCTTTGAAGAATCGGCAGACGGTGTGCATGAACTTCACATCTTTCTGCGCACCGGTGCCCATCGAACACACCTCAACAGAATTGACGCGCAAATCACCGTGGATATTGTCGCGTGTGGCCAGCGATCCAACGACGGTGACGGCGTAATAGCCAGCGACGGGCACCGTGATTGTCGTCGCCGACCATGTCCACTGGCCGACGTTCTCGATTTCAGACTGCCACGTTACCACGACGCCGGCCGTGGTAATGTTGAGCGTTGCGGTGCGCGTCAATGACAGGTACGTTGCGCCACCGTAGCGCTCCAAGTTCAGGACACGCGCTGCTACTTGTTGCGCGTCGTTAGTTTGCAACCAAGTCAATTTGCACCCTCTCATTCCCGCTGCTGTCCATGCCGAGGGTGACGCCGTAGACCTTGCGCGTCAACGTCGTAGCACCGTTCCACACGGCCGTTACCAAGTCACCGAGAAAATAGTCGCGCCCATAGCGGTATACGGAACTCTGCAGTACTTCGATGTTATAACTCTGCACCTTGCGCTGCTCTTGGAGCCAGCGACGCGTGGCGATGACGTTTAACTGAGCAACCGTTGTATTGTCGGCACCGTTGACAAATGCTTCACGCAATGCGAGGTCTTCAGGAACAACCGCAGGGTATCCGCCGTGTATGCGTGCTTTGTTTTTACCGGTGCCGTTGGCGATGATGTACGAAGGCGAGTTCAGGATATCGACGGTGCGGTCCAACGTGCCGAGCGTGTTGTTCTCTTGGCTCATCTTGACGTATGCGGTGCGATCTACTCCGCGATTGACTGCTGCGTATAATGTATATTCAAAAAACCCATATTCTTGATTGTAGATATCTACCCAAAAATCAATACCGCCTGCGTCGGCGACTTTTTGCATAGCGGTCAGTAGGTTCTCACCGCTACACGAATAATTGACCGCGGAGCCGACGTCGTAATCAGTTGCGAACGTTTGCGCGAGGATGACTTGGCCATCCGCCCAACGATTCAACGACGTACCGTAGCGGCGAGTAAGTGCCGCACTCACTACCGGCGGATTGCCCGAATCTTGGCCAAGGTTTGTATTCCATAGTTGCGCCAACACACTCGACGCTTTCGGATATGTTACCGATGAGAATGTCGAATATCCGGGCAGGTCTGGGTACCATGCAACGAGGCGGTCTTGCAGGATGTGCATACCATCGACGGCAACGAATTCAATGATGGTGTCGGCGCCCTGTATGACTTTGTACTTGCGAATCATGCCAACGAATTCAACATACTCAGCCATACCGTTGGCGATGTCTTCGCGCTCAATGATGATGAACTGACCGGTGGTGATGTCCACACCGCCGTATTTCTGAAAATTGACCCTCACCGTGGCAATGTTAACGTCGTTCACCTTTTTGGCAACACTCCACGATAGCGGAGTGACGACGGCGAGGGGCAATATATCAAAGCCGAAAGTGCCCGCACTATACAGCGTGATGGTGATGGATGTCGCCATGGTTACACCAAAGTCATCGTGAAGATAGCAGCATCGACCGTCTGCGCAGCCAATCCGCTCGATGCGCGCATTTTCACCGTATCGCCTGCGGTAAGATACGACTTTCCGGCAACTGGTACAAAGTGATTCGTTGCGCCGGATGATGCGACATCAGTACGCCAGATAACCGCACCATTAATCAGCACTTCCAACCGTCTCCACGACGTGGTTCCGGCGTTGAATCGACCTTGACCTATAATGTCGTACCATCCCGTTCGATTCACGGTAATAACGCCGGTTGTCGTGTTCGTGCTAAAGATACCATCGCTATTTGAGGTGACTAGTGTGTAGGTAGTGACATCGTATACCGTCGAAGCGGTTGTCAGTGTCGCAACACCAGAGTTCATATAGACGCCGGTCTGATACGGAACGAGAAGCGTAGACATCAATTCGTTCTCGTCATAGGTAAACGCAGACAACACGCCACCGGTCACGACGCAGGTACCAATGCTTTGATAGGTTAACGCACCGAGTTGCGCCGCCGAAGCCAAGGCCAAGCGCACCGTGTACGCAGGAACCGTTGCTACACCGGCGACCGTCTTGGTGACGGCTGCAGTCGATGCGGAGTTGTTCGCAACGATAATCAGATAATACGTCGCGTTTGACACGCCGGTCGCCACGCTTATCGTTGCCGAAGTCGTGTTCTGATAAAAGAAACCCGACACGTTTGCGTTGCCGATGCCGATGGTCAGCGTCGACGTTCCGCTCCCGGTCATCGCGAACGGTTGCGAACCGTCGCTATTCAAGAATATACCGTCGCCAAACGTGCGCGCTTCCATGTCTCGCATACGGTCTGCGGTATAGCCT